CAAGTGTTCCTTCCATTGTGTAATTGTTGTTACACAATTACCTCCGAGGCTATTTCCGTACTAAACGGATGTAGTATCTCGATGGTACCTTCCCCAAACAGATGTTCTGTTTGGATGGTTTGACCCTACCAGGGCTCCAGATAACTTCTGGATCTGGTTGTTCAGTGAAATACTGAAAAAGGTCAAGCCGGCCGTCTTGAGCGTAATGACCTACGGAGCTCTTGAGCTTCAAGGCCTTTACTACCTCCTGCTGTAGGTAAGGATCCCAGCCACCATCAAGGTGACTGATATCCGAGCCACAGAAGGAAGTCAAGCCGACCTCCCCAAGACTGCAATCCACAATTGGAGAATTTCTTCTGACCCATCGTGGCAGCAGCGATTCGATGAAATGCGCAGTATGCCAGAACCCTTTCATAAAGAAATTGTTCGAAGCATCCAACGTACTCATCACAGTCTGGGGTTTGGCGTTATTAGGTATGCAATTAATGCGGGCGGGGGTCACTTCGTAACCCGCGTACGCATCCATGCCACAAGACTCCCGGAATAAACCCTGGGAGAAACTTTTGTCATGGTTGACCTTAAGGCCAAGAATTGTTAACATACCTCTTACCGCTTCGTCGTACTTGGTGGGGATAATAATATCATCACCAAATACGCGGACACTCTTAGAGGCCCATCGCATTGTTGACGGTGTCACGGGTCTACCCTCAAATATAAGGATAGTCACCGTGGCAATCGTGGCAAATACGATAGACTGCACTGGGAAAGTGCAGGCAGATCCCATCGTGGAAAACTTACTTAACTCGAACGGGCCATTCGGAATTTCCGGATGGTGGATCCCGATCTTGTTAATGATTTTCCTCGTCCTGGAAGCGTGTAGGGCACGGATAAGCGTAGGATTACGCCGAAACGCGCGTTCCACTAACCAGGTGGAGATCCGATCACTAGCGGCCGAGAGGTCGATAGTAGAAAGGATCCCGGATTGGGATGCTTGAAGAGCGAGCTCCCGTGAGGGGGTTTGGTCACGAAGGTCAATCGAATTACCTAAGTGACTACGCTCTATACCTCGTATGAAATATTTGAGAAGAATTTGCTGGCACCACTGATGTGATGTCGGCTCCTTCGCAATAAGCCTGGGCCCTTTAGCACTCTTCGGAACTGAAATAAGTTCAGAAGGGGCTTCAGAGTCGAAGCTATACGAGATACCAACGTCGGCCCAATCAGCGTAATTGGCGAAAGCCAAGTCCGCGAAGGGGAAGACGGAGTCAAGCTTGTCGGTCCAGTTCGGAAAAGTGTATTTTGACTCATCCGAACGAAGATCGGCTACTGCTCCTGGTCCATGTTTGGGTCGGAACTCGAGGGGATCGAAATCTCCAAGGGAGGATGCGACAATGTCGAATCCTTTCTGGAGGGAACGAACACCTTCGTAGTCCCAACCGGCTCTCCATCTACACTCAATTGAATGTGAGACAGGGAGATCTTGAAGGCTAATGCTATCATCAAAGTGAAGATGGCAAAGCCTATCGAGATCCAAACGATCATCTTGCCAATTAAGGGAAGGTGACCGTAAGGCCCGGTCTGTTTCGTAGAAGTCGATGACGGCTTGCGCCGTTCGTTCAAACGAACAATCATGCTTGTACCCTTTCGCAAAATAGTACATTTGCCTGAGGAACAAGATGACATTGACATCTGCATCGGACCGCAAACGTCCGCTGTTAATCTCAAACACTCTTGACACAAGTCCCGAGAATAATCTCGGCACAGGTGACTTTGGCCAACGGGGCCCAGAATGGGCAACGCCAGACAAAGTAAGCAAGCCAGTGGCTAAGCACTTATCAAAATGCTTACCCATAGCAGGGAGGTCTAGGAGAAAGAAACCTAGGCCTCTAGTTTGAGATGCGAGGGAAACGCGACCTAAGTCACGTTCACACTCTACAGCATCCGAAGGGTAAACCTGAAGGTAATCATGAATGATCGCCTCCAGAACGCCCTCTAGCATACGAACCTCACTCTTATTCATGCTGAAATTCCTTTCAGGGATGAAATGAGGAGGCGGTACTAGCTACAAAGTAGCAGGTGGGCTGGGAATTAGGATTCCCAACCAATTGCCCGCTGCTGCACGGTCTTCCCGCTGACAGAAACTGCCAGAAGGTCGGCTAGTGCAGTAGCAAGGTAATCGGTGTCTATGCCTTGGTCCGCACGAGGAGTGCGGATCACCATATACGCCTGATAGAAAATGCCGTTAGGATTATCGACATCGGGATAGACCTGCCGGGTAAGCGTCACATTGTGACGATCCAGCAGAATTCCATTCGCGGTGCCATTCTCCTTTGAGTGCCGGATTTGAAGCCGGAACTCAGCGGTAGATTCTTTCAACAGATATTCCGAGGAATATCCACCTTCAGTAATCTTCGTCAATACCAGCGAACCGCCGGCATAGTCGAAGGTGATAGTATCGCCAATCATATGTTAGTCCTTTCTGTTAAGTTTCGGGCAATGCCCGAGTGAGACCAGACCTGGCCTCACCATCATTGGTACCTCTTCGGAATCGGAGAGGGACCTCTAATGAACAAACCAGATAGGATCGCTGCTCGATCAGCACTCATATAAGGGCTGATCGTTGAGGCTGTGATAGTACCCGGGAATCTCATTTTGGATTCACGGAAAACCGTTACGGTGCCAGACGGCGTTGTAGTCGTCTGTTGGCTAGTGGCATGTTCCATTAGCCAGATCGAGTCCACGTGAGATATAGTCTGATTCTGTGAGGCTTGGAGATAAGTCCCCAAGTTCCCACACCAATCAGCTAACCAGGACCACGGAAGGAGTTCCCAAGCATCCGATAGCGCAGAAACGCGATCGTTATACTTGGAAGTACCTGTAAGTAGTCCCCTGATCAACTTAGTGCGATCAGGATCACTTGGATCGAAGGGAGGAACGGTCCCACTCGGTAACCACCGAATGGTACCCCAACGAGTACTTTCTGAAATGAGAGTAGTCGTAACACTAACATTGTACACTGATGTTAAATCATATGTAACAATGTCAGTGATCTTCCCCATCTTCACCCTACGGTAGTAACCATTCTTCTTATCTAACAAATCACTGATCTGCTTCCCTTTACGGGTCGTATAATCATTGATGTTAGCCAACTTCAAGATATCGGAAACCATTGGCATTATGCCGAAACGAACGCCGAGAGACTCGGTTTTCGCCCAGTGTAATCCCTGCTTTCCTCTCTTGAAGATGGAAGAAGGTAAGTCCTTAAGTTCACCAACAAACTGGTTAACTGACACGACGGGCGTCGAGACGTTAGTCATCGCCGCAAGACGTGTTGCACGCTGGTTAGGGGTACCGAACCAATACGATTCGCGACCCTTCCAAAATGCGTCAGGACTAGGAGAGACTTCTGGGGCCACCCAGTTGGTACGGCGGTATTCACCGCCAGCACCATCAGGATGTACCCAGTCAGATACAGGAGATATAATAGTTTGTTTGTCGACAATGAATTTTCCAAATTCTTCATCGCGACATCTATTATATGACTTCACGCCTGGATTACCAGACAAGAAGGTCCATGGGTCTGTCGTATGATTTCTAGCGAATATCTCCGACAGGAACCCATCTTCTGTATGTAGACGGTCTCTCATAGGTTACTCTATCACAGTGGAGGACATGATGCAGGACTCGCGTCCTGGAGGGCCCGAATGGGC